TTATGATCCCCGCTCCTAAGGAGCAAGTGGCGAAAGTCTTGCCGACTGTTGCTGGCCTGACCGATCAGGAATATGCCGAATTTATCGCAATCAGAGACGTTCCGAAAGGCGCGACGAATATCAGCATAGTGCCGGTCGCCAGCATTCCTGAGGACCGCAGTTTCCGCAACGCGCTGAAGCATGACTTGACTTACGACATAAACCAATGCGTAGCGATCACCCAGGATCGCCTAAGAGTGGAGCGTGCGCCGCTGCTGGATGCCTTGGACACCGAATTCCTGAAGGCTTTGGAAACCGGCAAGCCGACGGCGGCGATTGTGGCCGAAAAGAACCGCCTACGCGATATCACAAAATTGCCCAAAGCGACCATGACGCTGGACGAACTGAAGGCGCTGAAGCCGTGATTCACCGCATCGGAAATGTCGGACAGCTTGGCGTCAATAAGGACTTGTCGCAGCACGAGTTGCCCGACAATGCCTGGAGCGATGCGCAGAACGTCCGCTTTCTGGACGGTTACGCCTACCAGTTCCTCGGCTACGGCGAAGCCTACCCTACGCCATCGGAAGCGCCGCAATACCTGCTTCCGGTCATTGTCGGCGGCATCAAGTCCTGGGTTTATCCGACGGCGGCGAAAACCTTCGTGGCATCGATCAGCGGCGGCGCGGTCGTGCATACCAATATCACCCATGTCACACCGAGAACCGGCGTCGTGAATGCCTGGACCGGAACTTTGCTGTCCGGCATCCCGATCCTAAACGCCGGGGACTCAACCTCCAAGCCGATGGCCTGGGACTTGAACACCGTGAATAAGTTCGTGGACCTGACCAACTGGCCGGCCAATACTTACTGCAAAGCAATACGTGCTTACAAGAATTTCCTCTTTGCGCTGAACATCACCAAGACCACCACCAACTACGGCTACATGGTCAAATGGTCGCATCCGGCCGATCCGGGTTCATTGCCTCCATCCTGGGACCACACCGACTCCACCCGGCTGGCAGGGGAGGTCGATATTGCCGAAGGCGGTGATGTGGTCGTTGATGGGCTGCAATTGCGTGACTCGTTCGTGGTGTACAAGGAAAACTCGACCTGGCGCTTTGATTTCACCGGCGGGCAGTCGGTGTTCCGAATGTCGAAAGTCATCGGCACGGACGGCATCATGAACCGCAATTGCGCGGTCGAGTTCAACGGCTTTCATCTGGTCTTAACCGGCTCTGACGTTATGCTGCATGACGGCCAATCGGCCTCTTCGGTGCTGGACAAGACCACTCGGCGCTGGCTGTTTCAGAATATCGACGAATCGGCACGGAATCTGTGCTTTGTCGCCAAGCATCCGTTCTTCAATGAAATCCTGATCTGCTATCCAGCCATCGGTTCGACCGTCTGCGATAAGGCGATGGTTTACAACTACGTGGACAAGACGGTTTCCTTCAGGGATATGCCGAATGTCAATCATGTGTCCTCTGGGGCGATTGACACCACGCTGGCGAGTTCCTGGGCCTCGGATTCCGATCCGTGGCTGTCCGATCTGACCGCCTGGAACGGCCCAGGATTTGTGCCGGCCATTTCCTCCTGTGTGGCGGCTAGCGCTGATATCAAGCTGTATGCACTCGATACCACTGCCTACCTTAACGGTGTAGCGCCTGTGGCTTACCTGGAGCGGCGCGGCCTGTCATTTGGCAGTCCGGAAACGATCAAACTGGTTCGTGGGGTGCGACCGCGTATCTTTGGCGATACCGACAATACCGTGCTGATCAGGATCGGTTCACAGGATGATCCCTGGGAAGAACCGACTTGGGGCGAGCAGCTGACGCACACGATTGGCAGCACGATCGCCAATGACTGCCTAGTAACCGGGCGTTACATTGCCATCCGCATTGACTCGGGCACAGCGGTCATCTGGCGTCTGGACAGCCTTGATTTAGACATACAACCCGCAGGAGCGTGGTAAATGGCAAACGCAATATACCCAAAATGGAAAGAAGCCGTTATCCAGCACGATGCAGATTCCGCATTGGACGGTTCCGGGGCAACTGGCGTCTATGTTGCCCTGGTTGATACGGGCGTTTATACCTATTCTGCAGCGGATCAGTATTATTCCAGTATTTCCGCTGCAGTAGTCGGCACGCCGGTTGAGTTAGGCACTAAAACTTACACAAACGGCGTTCTTGACGCCGCTGACATTGCCTTTACGGCAGTATCAGGAAGCAGCGTGGAGGCTTTGGTGCTGTATATAAAGAATGCCGGAGCCAATACGACCTGGCGGCTTTTCGCCTATCTTGACACCAACATCACTAACCTGCCTGTCACGCCGAACGGAGGCGATATCAATGTCGCCTGGAACGCTTCAGGCATTGTCGGTCTATAAGGAGGCTATATGGGAATTACCCGAACAAAAACGCAGGTGCAATGGTCGGCGGCCGATACAAAATCCGTCACGTCGGCAACAGAGGTGGAGTCGGACGTTTTTACGCTGGATGACACCTGTATTGCCGCATCGATTCAGCTTTATGTGGAAAATGCAGGCACGCCGGCGAGCGGGGATACCGCTGTTTGGCGCATCAAGTGGTCGAACGGCGATACCAAAGCTAACACGGGCGACGATTACGACACGGTTGAGCATGCGCAATATCTGATCACCATCGATACGTTCGCAAGCAATACGCCGGGCGAAAATCCGTCCTTGCGCACGCTGGCTATTGCACCGCTGGCAACAAAGTTCAAGTTGTCATGCGTTTGCGCCCAGGCCGCAACCCGCAATATCACCATTGCCGCGCGCGTAGATGAGCAGCGCTTCGCCTAATGCCTTATTTTCCGCGCCCCAGAAATAGTCAGCCGCGGCAACCCGTCGGGGTTAATTGGAGCAGCCCGTTATCGAACGGGCTGGTCTTTCTTATCGACCCTTATTTGGGGTATGACGCGGTTTCAGGGCGTAGATTAACACCAAGCTCGGGAATTACTAAGGTGGGCAATGAAGCCTATCAAGGCACGGCGGGCACAGACAGCGGAGCCGCCTTCGGCGGTCCTGACTCTCTGGATTTTGAGGCGGCTCCGACAAATTATACCGAGTGTACGACGTTATGTTTTTTATATAACCCGTTTGCCAGTAATTACAATGCCACGACCGGAAAAATCCCCTCCGCCTGCGGCAGCCGTTCGACCGTCACCCAGGGCGGGTTCGGCTTCTTTTTAAATTATACGGCGGGCACTTGGTACACCCAGGCCAGCGCAGGATCGGGCATCTTTAACATGGGCGAGGCGCTGCCGTTAGGCTTGAATGTCCTGACCCATACGCAAAGTTCAAACGGCGTCAATTACGACCATAAGTTTTATCGCGACGGCAAACTGATCACCACAGGGACCGGCGATGCTCCGGATTACACTGCGACGGCGTTTGTGATCAATAACGCCGGCCCGTCTCAGGTTTTTGGGGCCAGTGCGCAGGTTTTTATGGCGTGCAGGTTTTCAAGGGCGCTGCCGGAACCGGAAATCCTCGCATTGTCGCAGAATCCTTGGCAGCTCTTCGACCAGGAAATGCTGTTTTTCCTGCCGTCAGTAGCAGCACCTCAGGACTTGGCTCAGTCTGCGCTGTTTCAAAACAGCAATAGTTTTTATGCGCACACGCTGGCTGCATTGGCTGCCTTGGTGCAAGCGGAACTCTTTCAGAACAGTAACAGTTTCTTTGCGCATGACATACGGGCCTTTAAGCCGGGCTACCCCTTTGACAGAAGCATTGATTATGCACCCGGACCTGTCCCCAAAGATTTTGGGCAGCTTCAGCAGTTTCTTGAAATCGAACTGTACAAAATCAAGGACGCGGTTGACCTTCTGGCTGCCGGGCACTTGGACAAAACTTATGTGGAACCGACGCGCCCCCGCGAGGGCGATTTGGTGTACGCAGATGGAACAACCTGGAACCCTGGCAGTGGCTTAGGGATTTATCAATACCGGGCTGCGGCCTGGGTTTTCATAGGGTAAGACATGCCAATCCATTCACCTAAAGAGCCGGTTACTGCGTCTGTAGATATCCCTTCCGGGCTAGCCTGGGATAACGTCAATTTTCCACTCGCCATTACCTTAAATTCAAGGGATGGCCGGTTTTCTGGTTCCAGCGGGTTTTCGGCTAAAAATTCGGCGGCTTATGCGGCCTGCATTGCTGGGACCACGCTTTATGTGACCACGGCGGGCAACGACACGACCGGCGACGGATCGGCGGGAAACCCTTATCGGACCATCAAAAAGGCGGTCACTGTCCTGAATGCAGGGGCCGTCCCAGGAACAATAAAAGTCGCAACAGGGCATTACTCTAAGGATCAGAATTTTACAGCGGGTAACTCGGCTAACATTCCTACCGTTGACATGGTATTCATGGCGACGGGCGGGCGGGTCATTTCTTCGACCAACGATTCTACGCTGACATGGGCTGCTGATGTAACTAATACCCGGACTTATGTTTCCAGTGCGCTAGCGGCTGCGCCTGCGCGGGTGCTGGACCTTGAAAAGCTGGATACCAATGGGCTCTATGTCAACTTGGTTTCTGTGCCATCGGCGGCGATCTGTAATGTTACGCCGGGGTCCTATTTCT